GTCCGGTTTCACCGGTTTCTCTTTGGGCTTTTTCTTCAATTCTCTTCAGTAGGCTAGTAATTCTTTTTAGCATGACAACCATTGAATATGGGAGATTAGTTTTAGGCACTTTGAGGACACTCTCGAGGACATTTTGAGTTATTGCTCGTCCTTCTGCTGATTTTACTTCTAGATTTTGTACAGCCTCATGGACGTTACTTATTTCGTTTTTTTTGTCTTGTATTTGTGTAGCTTGTTGTTCAGTTTGCTGACCTGTTGTTTGAACGTTTTTTTTATCTTTGGCAACGATTGATATTAAATCTTCCAACGAACGTTCCAAACGTGCAAATCCTTTATTGTTTTTGGTGTTCGGATTCTGTTTCGTTTGGGCGAGTTTTACGATCGAATTATCCAAGGTTTTAGACAAGTCAGCTAATGTTTCCATTTTTTGTCTGAATATTTTATTCAATTCTTGATGTTGTCTTTGTATTGCCTGTTCCGTATTTATATTGAGAGGTTTGGACCTGATATTGGAAACAAGCTTGTACAGCATATATGAAATTAATCCAACAAACGGCATCCCAATTAGTGCCACAATGCTGCTTTGTCCGCCTTGTTTACCATCATTTGACTCTGTGTTACGTACGGGTGTATCGTCAGTTTTTTTCTTCTTTTTAGTTAGGATAATGATGCCAATGATAGATACAGCGATGGCGACGGCTGCGCTACCTCCAATAATCACTTTAACCTTTGTCTTCATTTACAATCAGTCAAGAAATTTTTTTGAAATAAATATATAAATTTAAAGTAATGGCGACAATCAACCAACCTAAATACAGAGATTCAAACAATGATAAGTGGCATGATAGTCTAGGGTTGGGCGCGGTATGGTTCGTCATTGTTATTTTGGTAATATTTTCAACTTTTTTTGTGTTTATGGGCTACAAAAATCTTAAGACGAAAGATGGACTAAAGATTACCGGCAAAGTGAACGCTCTTCGCTCAGACGGCGATTGTAAGATCACTTACACGCATCCAATTACCAAATTGGAAACGTACACAATTGCTAAAATACAAAAGAATAAATGTATAGAGGGTCAGAAAATTGAACTTGAATATGATAACAAAAACGATGTTGCAACGGTTTTCCTTAAAAACGATACTGCCGGTAGGATATATCTAGTGATGGCTGCTGTTTTTGCCATTGTGGCTGTACTTATGTATGTTTACCGCTATTCTAGCTTAGTTCAGGGACTGACAGTGTTCGCTGCAATTTTCAACTAATGGTGACTGGTTTTGGTAGGTCTTCAGGTTTATGGATCAATTTTCAACTAAATCCAGATACCGTTGAGACGGTGATGAGTCGCCATCGACAATATCTACTCCCAAATAAAACACACCGTGAATGGACTTGTCGTCGTACATTTTCTTGCAGTTTTTGACAATTGTAATATAGTGTTCAGCAAAAGCTGTCTCGTAAAAGTCCGTGCACCAGCGGAATTTGGTGAGACAGTTGTCTTGAACGTGGCTCTTAAAGTTGCTTATGAACGTTTTTTGCGGGCAATAGAGTTCTGCCTTGAACAGCACTTTGCCACTGTTTAAGTAATTCATAAGGGCATGCTGCGACTCGATGAGGATCTTCTTTTCGTTTTGAAATTCTGGTGGTAACACATTCCATATATTTTGCTTCCCGTAGTTGTTGGACGCCCATGCGTACGCGAGGGTTGCCTTTAAGACGATCCGAGACAGTTCCCTTTGAAGTTTCTTCGGTTTTTCTCCATCTTGGCGAACACCAACTGGATAGTTGAATTTGATCACTGGCACCCTTCTGGCGACTGAGTTAGAGTTGTCGTCGTATCCGATCATCTGATTGCCAGCGGCAAACATGGGCATTGTAAACCTCTGAGTCACGGTGGTCGAGTGTTTCCTGTTGATGGGAATTCTTTCACCGGACACAGCCTGTTGCCAATCTCCTTGTTCCATCGAGAAATCTGCTTTGACTTCCGGCATTAGGCAAATCAGTTTCAAAGTACCGTTCGATTTGAGGCAGTTTTGCAGTCCAAACTTCTTCTCGCAGTTGTTGGAGACCATGAACACGTCTTCTGGGTTAAAAATCTTGCTTATAACGTCGTAGATGATTGTTGATTTCCCTGACCCGGCGACTCCCTTTAAGAACGGCATTACCTGCCAATTGTCTCCCTCATTGGTCTCAAATACCATTCGTCCAATAAATACAAATACCCACAGTTGAACTTCCCGGGAAAGTCGTTGAAACGATAATATATCTGTCAACTCAGGTGTATCGATCGACTCGACCAGGTTGGTCGTAATTTGCTCAGGTAGCAAGATATTCCTTAGTATGTCCATCGGAAATTCCTGTTCGTGATAAACTGCCGACACCAACGACGGACTAATATTGTCGTCTGTGTATGAAAAGAATTTGGGAACAAGTTCCGATCCGACGTAGTTGTTGGCCACAAACAGTCCGTTTGTAAAAGAAAACACGTGCCGATCGTGGACCAGATCCGGAAACTGACAATCGACACACTTTGACAGATGGTCCTCTACAGATTGTGCGGTTCCCAGTTTGTTGGTTAATTTTCTCCAGAATTTTCCTCTAGTTTCTTTTTGGCAGTTTTGATGGATGAAATGTTGAATAGAGCAGGCCTTTCCCCAAGCGTGTGTCGCATTCCCGCCGAGGAATATTTGCTTGTACATGTCGTTGTCGACTCTTCGATATCCATAAATACAAATCTGGTTCAATAGATATAGAATCAGGTCCTGATGGTCTTTCAATTCATCCTTTTTTTGATCGTCCCCGTTGGTTAGGTTGTTTTTGTTGTATGTGATGCAACTGAACATCTCTTCAATCCGATCTCCACTTGCGTTGTACGCTTTATCAAGGGAATTTTTCATGGATATACTATTCCCAATGACGCGGTGGGCGACATCTACAATCCTTAGAAGGCGGGAAATTCTCCGGATGACTTCGCTAGAACTATATTCATCTAACCCCACGTCGTTGCCACTATCTTCGTGGTAGTTGTGTGCTTGATCCATGGTAGATTGATCGACTGCATGGCACCTGATGGCGTCGTAATACAAGGCTGTGATCTGCTCTTTATGGTTGTCAAACGTTTTCAGTACTGTTTCCGTGTCAGGATTCTGTAGGTCAAACCGTTCGTTTAATGCGGTCCACATGTCTACTATGTCATGCGATGAGTCGCTCAACTCCCAAAAACTTTCATTCTCGGATAATTGATTAAGAAACTCGTCAATGTCCTCAAAACTCTCGCGGTCTCGTTTGTCACTTCGATCCATTTTTTGTCACGTCGGTTGTACCACCCGTTATAGGTTTACTTTTGATTTACATTTTTTTTGACAAATTTATTCAACACTGCGAAGCCTATGGTTATACTATACGATAACACTGCCAATATTACTGACAGTGCCAATATAGTGAATGGCTGATTGCTTCCCAAATGTTTGACCCCACCCTCGTCAGTGTAGCATATACCAGGTTTGTAAACGATCACCGCGAAAATGAAGCACAAATATAATCCAACAGTTATAAGGATACGGTTCTCCATATGTAAGTTTAACATCGATTTTTTTTTTGACAGTCTTTCCTAATGAATAGGCAAAAACAAATCTTAGCTTTAAGTCTTATAATTAGTTTCATTACAATGTCTTATTGTATCACTAAAAAATTGCAATGCATCGATGAGCAAATTGCCGAACTAAAGAAGAAACAACAGGTTGCCACGGTTCCATATACGGCCGTTGTTCCAGCGATGAATGTACAGTTCCCAGGAGCCTCTCTTGATATGGCATTTGCTCAGCCGCCCAAAATTATCGAAAATTATCCACCCAAAATCACCGAAATCGTTGAAGTCGTTGAAGCCGTCCCGCCATCCGTTGCTCCTGCAATTACAATTTAAAAATTAAAGACACACACAATACACTAAGATGTTTGTCACCATTGCCGCGAGCGATGTGGCGGCAGCCTTAGGCCTTAACCCCTTTAGGACCCCCGAAGAATATATGGAAATACTTCTTCGCAAATATCGTGGTGATATTAGCGTAGAAGCAGAAACAATTCAGCTATTAGGTCTTTCTGAGATTGCCCGGGATTTAAAGAGCCAAAATTACACCACTATGTCACCACCAGAGTTGAAACAGCTTCAAGAAACAATTTTAGGAACAGATGACTTTCTGGATGCCAATGACTACTTCGAAAAAAATGAGCACGAAGAAGTAATAAAGCGTAAAAAAAAAGTAATTGAAAGCATTTCTAACAGGAGATATGGAACCGATAAGGAAGATACGGTTGTGCTTAGGCACACAAAGGATGGGTCTGTTATAGACAAAGATTCAAATTTTTATAAATATCCCATATTGGTGATAAAAGATGTTCACTACCAAATTATAGGAAGGATCGATCGAATAGAAACTAACCCGGATGGAGAACGTCTTATCGTCGAGATCAAGAATCGTATACACAGACTGTTTTTGAAACTCCGAGACTATGAAAGAATACAATGCTTGGTGTATTTGCAGTTGGTGCCTAATTGTACACGCTGTAGACTAATCGAAAGCTACGGAGAGAAAACCCATGAAGAAATAGTATCTAATGATGAAGATTTATGGGAAACAGATTTGTTGCCTAAGTTGAAAGAGTTTTGTCAAGCTTTTCACGAATCTTTTCAACAAGTTGGGCGTTGATAACACTGTCTGTGAACGGAAGACAACAGTCTATTCGAAGTATCTGTTGGTTAATGTTTTCTAAAACCTTCGAAAAGGATTCTTTGAAATAACGGCTAGCTGCAACGTGCAACGTCAACTTACCTTTTTTGAAGTGGCCCGTGCAAAAAGACGCAATCAGGTTTTCATCCGTGGAAGAATAGATGACCAAATCGGGAACAATTTTGGGAATAAAGAGTTTGCAGCATCTTTCCAATATAGTGAATTCCATATCGTCAATATATTGTATATCACGAAATCCCTTTAAGAGAGTTTCTTTCATGAGCAGGTTTTTGTACACCACGTTTTCGTTCGACGGAACTACTACAAAGTTCAATATAAGTGAAAGTAAATATTCGAAGCACCATTGCCGTTGGTCATTACAAACAAGTCCTCGAAGAGTTTCGGATATTTTGAGATTACCCGATGTATAGCGAAAGTTCCGGATAATTAACGAGCAAATGCAGTCTTTCCCCGTTCTGGGTTCAGACTCAATGGCGACAATCATTCTAGTGCGGCCCGAAATTAAAATTTTAATCAGAACTTCAATTAGACATGAATCGCAACATATATCTTAAATACCTCCTACGCGACCTATGGATACTGTTTCCAAAAAACAAAACCATAAAAGCGCTCAGGAAGGAATATATGGATTCTAAAAGCGTTAACCCGGACACGCCCCTTAAAGTGCTAAAGGAACTGGCTGAACCTCACATCGAAGCTTTCAAGAATAAGGACTTGGGATATTTTGTCGAGAGGCAAGAAGAGCTGCCCATGATTGTTAGACCAATCCCAAGCATGCTCGATAGTGTAACCGAAGAACAGCGTGAACAGCTATGGTCATATATGCATTCACTTTTGTTCGAAACTGTTGTTGAACCAACGACGGACTTACAACTTGCGAACACCGTTGGAGAAATTTCAGACACGGCACAGATGGAGAAAATGATTGCAGCGACAACTAGCATGATGCCACAAATATTTAGGCAATTGGGAATGGAAGTTAGTGAAGAAGAAATTAATAACGCTAGTAAACAGATACAAGACCGTGGTCTTCTTAAACTTTTTTCGACTATGATGAAATAAAATATATAAATATGATATAATGAGCGACTTAATTTGCTTTGATGACTATACGGTGCTTTTTGACAGGGCAAAGATGTTCGAATTCTTTCCCAGTTCCGACCATTCGTATCCGGAGAAAATAAACGCGATATGTAGGTTCGTAATCTACTTTGGGGTAATCCTTTCAGTGTGTAAGAAAAACATAAGGTACCTATTATTGCCAGTTGCAGTCATATTTATGGTTTGGGTCACCAAAAACGATAGGGAAGGTTTCCAATCGGAAGACGGGAAGGGTAAGGACAGTTGCTACCGACCAACGGCTGACAATCCTTTCATGAACAATTTATTGACGGACGACCCCGATAGACCCGAAGCTTGTAGGTTGGCAACGGATGAAGCTGACGCGAAGTGGAGACAAGGTTTGTATCAAGATTTCGACAAGATTTATAGCAACCACAGTAGTGAACGACAGTTTTACACCACCCCAAATACTACAAATCCGAATAAGCAAAAAGAGTTTGCCCAATGGTTGTATGGAAACCCAAACCAAACTTGCAAAGAGGAGGGATTACGTTGTACGGGAAAAAATGTTTGAAATAAATAATATATATATCATATATTAAATGTTCCACGAGCAAACAAGAATATATAATGACAAAAACAACCTACAAGCATTGGATGAACAGTCACAAAGTGTCACTGCATACCCATTTCAAACAAACAATGGAACCGTTTGCCCATCGGACAGTTTCATTACTACCTCCTGTACAGACTGGCACGTGGGTTCCGACCAGGTGGATGTCGAAACTTCTCTGCGCCAAGAGCCAACCACTCAGAACTATTACAATAGGTCGCAGGTTTTTTTGACAGGGACTGCGCCTTTTAAGGGACTTGGTGGCTACGACATGAACGACAGTAATAACATAATGTTTACACCCATCTCTCGCAAAAATGTACGAGCTACACAGGTAGAAACCGACTTTGGACCTTGGAGGAATGAATTCGTACCACCGGACTGTGTACCCGTGGAGTCCTTCTCAAAAGTGGGTGAGAGTACAAGAGCTTGTGTTCGCAACAATCGTAATGTGCGGTAAATAAAAATGTAAAACCATAACAAAGCAATGCAGACCAACTTGTTAGAAGATGGTGCCAAAGACTATTATCAAATGACTTCAGGGCCTTATGATTACAACACGGCTAACTATTACGGAGACCAACAGAAATGCGACGCCGCACCAACAACCGGGATAGCAGGTTGTAGACAAATATACTCTGCCAACAACGTTGATGTTGAATCGACACTTAAAGGAATTGACAGAAAATTAACCAGATACCCTGCCTTTAAACCAACACCGTCGCCTATAGTCCAACACAACGACCCCGACGGGCAAAGTAGAGCACCTATCCAACGCCCTAAAGCACTAATTAGGGGCACTGAAGAATCTTGGGCTAAAACCACACAAGATTTTCCTATATATGATCCCCAACAGGTCAGTCAGATTGTCTACAACGAGCCCATCCGTGGCGGGCTTAATTCGCGGGTTATTGCGAGAGAGACGTATCAGCCTGGCAACTGCTTTTGACGTGTTTCTCTTTTCTTATTTTTTCTGAATGCATAAACAATAAAAGGATAAGTAAGACCAAAGGATATACTATCAGTCTAGCATTCATTTGTCAAATTTCTTTCTAATCGTATCTTTAAATGGTGAGCCTTGTAAATCCCGAAATGTTAAAGAATATTAAGCCCAAGATCGAGAAGTTTGTAATGTTTAATGGAACCGATATTGGGAATAGGTTTTTCAAAATAGTTTGCATCATTATAATCATCGTTCTATTTTGCCGATACAATAGCAAACAGCCCCAAAACGGTGAAAATAATAATGGTGGGATAGTTTATTAATATGTTGGACATACCAAAAGGCATTAAGGGGTTACAGCAATTGGCGGATTTGAGCTCGTTAGATATGTACGCTTATGTCCGGACCCAGGGAGACCACAGCACCCTAATACAGTTGTTAAAGAAACCGTTGCCACCTTTAACGTGGAGAAAACATCTACACACTTTAGCTACACACACTTACCTTCGCATTCTCATTAACGACGTTACCTCATTTTCGAAACAGTAATCTTTGTAGACGGCTTCGTCTCATCGCCTTCATCGGCGTCGTGGTCTTTGTTAAAGGTTTTCATGTGATGTTTCCAAAATTGGTTCGAACCAATCTGCCAGCTACCGATCGGTCTGATTTTGGCCTTGTACCAAAATAGGACATCTGTTATATTTGTTGAACGACTCGTGTTGTCAACTACTAGGCATTCGAAATTGCTGGTAGTTTCGTCTAGGACCGAACAAAATACTTTAAAATCTGGTACGATTCCACAAAAATATTGATGGATTTTTACACGCTGATTCAATATCGGCTCACGGAGGATGAATGTATAATCTAGGTTTGCTCTAATGGCCGGAGGAAGGTCCATCAAGTATTGGCAAGTCGCCATAAAAAACATTTGAAAATGTCGACCATTAAAGAAGACCTTCCTTATGACTTCACTTTTCCAGATGCTTTTGTCGTACATTACATCGTCTAATACTATAAACACTTTCGGATCGACAATCCCAGTCGTCTCGTTAGCCTCTTGTTTGCTCAAGTTGCGGCTAATCAGTTTCTTCTGCCTAGCGAATATACGCTCGATCACTTTGGGATCATATTCACCGTATATGAAGGTATCCGGTACAATACCTTTGAAACTGTGGTTTGATTCTTCCGTGCCGCTAATGACAACACCACAGGGCAGCTTACGCTTATGATACAATATGTCCAAAGTCACTGTAGTTTTTCCGGTACGTCGCTTTCCCAATAAGATGCACGTAGAATTGTCCGGCATTTTCGAGGGCACAAACTTTTTCAGATTCAAATTTAACGTCATTCAAACTTAAAACCATTGCACAAAATAAAAGCAACATACACACGAAGACCACCACGCCAGTTGTATCACAAAATGTCTCTGATTGTCAACGCCCTCACCCATATCAACATAGACCCATCACACACTGTGGGTAGTTTTTATGAGAACGAATATTTTAAAGTGATCCCGCTAACGACGGACGGGAGCAGCCCGGAAAAGCTATTCTTCACAAACTACGACGAATATGACCAATGGCAGCAACTGTTCTATCAAAAAATTATCAAAAAGGGCAAATAGACGTCAAGATGTTTTCTAAGCCTTTTAGCGCGTATGCAAACAAAGAAGCTTCGCTTTTTGTATTGTAAGTTAATACGAAGGTGATGATGAACATATATTGCGCTATCGAACCTAAAGCAATACCAAACAATATAGAAATATAAGCTTTTGGAATATTGGTAGGCTGTATTACTAGATATATGAACAAGGTGGTAACTATTAAAGCTAAAACCAACACGATGCTCTTTATGGCATTGGATCTATTTGTGGATTCAATCTGGTTAAGATGTTGAACCATGACGGGCTTTAACGACTGCTCGTATATATAAACATCTTCGACAGATACTACGTTGGTGTTTATAATGGCATCTCCAAGGAGCTTCGAGACGCCGTCAAGCTGTTTATCAATTACGTTTTGAGTTAGCTTCCTGAAATATAAAAAAAAAACTAGAAGTTCGATAAATGTTATACCAGTAGCTATGGCAAAATTTGTAAAAATGATATCCTTTTTCCGACCTGTCCAAAAACTGACCATCTTTATCTTTGGCAAAGATTATTTTCTATTTGTTCTCGTGAAACACCTTTCAAGAGTCTGTCAAACAATTTCGTGTAAAAACGTTCCTTGGTATTATATTTATAATTTCTGATAATCTCAAAATACACGTACACCTCCGTTGCAAGAAGGCCCAGTGTTACTATTGTCGTAAAAAAAAAGTCGCTAATTGTCACCTTCCCGGGTGGATATTTCAAATACAATATAATAGACACAACAAATATAGATAGCGTTACCACAATCGCTGTGTTTCTTAATTTATAGTTTGCGCGTTTGCGTTTAGCTTCGGTAGCGGCGTTGTCTATGTATTGACCCTTAATAGTTTCTACTAAGCTCTTGCGGACATATGGTGAAATCTGAGAGTTGATAGCTCCCAACATAACTTGAAAGTCGTTTCTCACTTCATCGATTGACTGTTCCTGTATCCTTACCATGTCTTCACCGCTAAACTGGTATAACATCACCGTCGAAAACAAAAATACTGATGCCACGTTCAAACTCGTCGAAGCTAACATTTACTTATTGGACAGAAAATATTGTTCGATAGACGACATGTCTCTCCCTCCCTTATATTGGACGTAGTCTGTCTGTTGGTCTGACTTAAAATATCGGTAGGTTGGAAAAGATTGGACACCATGTTCCGACGCCACCGAGTTATCGGAGCAGTTCACTAAACTTGCATTTCCAGGATATTTTTCCGAAAACTTTTCGAACTCTGGCTTAGCCTTTTTACAATGCCCGCACCAATCGGCAAAGTAAAATACCATCTTACTGTAGGGGTTTTCAAACCGCTCGATAACCACCGTCTGCCTGTCCATCAAGCAGTAGCATATATAAAAAAGTATTGGGACACCTATGGCGAACATTGCCAAACGGCTGTTGCATTTGTTGTTTGTGTTAGACATTTGTAATATGCAAAGAGAAAAAAAAATATTACAAACGTATTCCCAAACGTATTCAAAAAACCTTTAACCATGGAAATTCAACGATTGAAAAGATTCATATCGGCTTGGCCATTAAGTGACACATCGTCCACCTTCAAACTACCTCAACCATGTAGTATTGACAAAACTAACATGAACTTAATAGGTAGGCAGACGTATTTGGTTTGTGAGAAAAATGATGGTACCCGTAAATGTTTATTCTTTACAATCGAAGACGGACATAAGATTGTGTACAGTGTTGACCGACACCTTTTTTTCACGATAGTACATCACACGATTCTTCTTGGGAACTTATTTGCAGGAACTGTTGTCGACTGTGAGTTGGTTAATGATACCTTCGTCATATTTGATTGCGTTTCACTTACTGGAACCAAAGTAGGCGAACAGAACTTACATAAGCGGAACATGTATGCCAAAGTTGTTGCACGATTGGCAAAACTTCGAGATTATAAAGTTATCTCAAAAACCTTTGTGCTGGCATCCGATCTACTGCAGCTGATGAAGGTTGCCAACAAGGAACGAAGCGACGGGTTTATTTTTACGCCTTTAAATAAGCCGATCTCTTTGGGGACCGTTCATGATTGCCTTAAGTGGAAGCCGGTAGACAAACAGACAGTGGATTTGATAATTAAACAAACTGTAGAAGATGGTAAATATTCCCTTCACGCTTCTAAAAATGAGCTTGTGAACTATGCAAAGATAGACAAGTCTATAATATTAGTCTCTTTGCAACTTTCTTTGAAACTTGCACAGCGAGACCACAAACTGTTGCTCGTTGAGTGCAAGCGCATCGGACAACAATGGTATCCAATTTTCATAAACGGCCAGTTGCTGGTTAGAAATGACAAACCAAACGCCAACTCGTTGTTTGTAGTCAAGAAAACAGAGCAAGCTATTGCTGACAATATTTCACCAGCAAATATAGTCGCGATTTGTAGGAATAACCGTCGATAATATTTATATTTATATATGTTTAACACGATATGGTCAAACGTAAAAAGGTCAAGACACCAAAAAGTGCAAATACCAAAGTTGAGGATAGGGCTCCTGTTAAAAAGAAAGCTAAGATAGACTCAAGTGCAAATACCAAAGTTGAGGATAGTGCTTTTGTTAAAAAGAAAGCTAAGATAGACTCAAGTTCCAATACCAAAGTTGAGGATAGGGCTTCTGTTGAAAAGAAAGCTAAGAAAGTCCCAACCCTGATACTAACGCCTCCCCGTGAAAATCAAATTTTAATAACTCCGCTAATCGGTCCAATCAGCCAACCCGCCAATCGGTCAAAACCGCCAACCCGTCAATCGGCCAAATCGGCCAATTCGCCAAACAATCCGCCAATCGGTCCAATAAACAACAGGGGGAAGTACCCGGCCGCCCATAACCGGCCAGAGGATTTTAACATTTCAATTGACAAAAATATATTATTGAGAACGTTAAGAAACGCTGGTCTAAAGGTGACTACGAAACAGATTTACGACACTTTAGAGGAAGTTTTCATTATGTGGGTTAAACTATTTTTTTTGTATCAAATGTACGAATATTCTCGCAGGTATTTTCCCGAAGCGTCTGAAATGGCCGCACAAGTTGCCGCACTTCTTAAACTGAAGTTTGACTTTGATAACCTTCTTATCAATAAAGTTGGGATTGTCGCGGGGAAATTCGTGCAAGATTTTTTAGTAAAAGGCGCAAAATTGCTCTTTTTGGTCCAAAATATCCCTTGTTTGGCACCTCTGAAACGACAAATATTTAAGGGATGTGATTATGTGGGAGAAACAGCGTTATGGCCCATCAGGGCGTTGTCAAAACAGGTTAAAAAAAGAGTTTTCAGTAAGGGTTTAGCAATTAAAGCACCAATAAATAAAAAGTCATCATATTTCACCACGCGGTCAATGGTGAAGAAACCGGCTGCATTATTAGCTTCAATTTTAGGCGCTGCTTGGTTGAGTGGGTATGTAACACAGACAACCCTTAAAGCCGCCGTCACCGGCAGCTCCTTTTTGGCGACTGATCCTTTTAAAGAAGGTTTTTTTAAAACTGTAGATGGAGCGTTTAATATGTATGTTGGGGACAACTTCCTTACAACATTTCCTACCACTGGATTTGCTAATATCATAAGTTATAAAAATCCTAAAAATGGAGGAATGGGAATTGGATATTCCGAAAGGGGTAAACTACTCCTAAAACAAGGGACTGATATGAGAAACGGTTTTACAGGCGTGATTGCAGAATTGCTCAAACAGGGTGCTCTTAAGATCTTGGTAGGTAATTTTGATGTAATTGGTATGGGCGAAGTTGTTGGCTTTGGCATGGAAGGTTTACATACACTCCTCAGTTCCCAAGATATCGATTTTTCAAAAATGGTGTATATGCAAGATATGACATTGAAGGTTGCATCAACAATATTTAAACCAACAACATGGTTTGGTTTACCCGAACGAAATAAGAATAAAGTCGAAGGAATGCAAGAGAATATGAAAAGATTAGCTGACGGCACCACGTACATTATGAGCAAATTTTGGGGTAAAAATGTCACGGATGAGCAGAAGATGAACATCTCGCGAGGTCGCTGGCCGGCCGAATTAGCAGATATAGGATTAGCATTTAGCAAACAACAAACATGGGCCAATGCTGCAAAAAAAATTCAAAACTATAAAAATTTAACAAGATAAAAATTCAAACTTGATAAATTTATCTTGCACAACTATATGCACAACACCGAGATAATTATAGACGAACAAATATTTAAGAAGTTATTAAGAGAGGGAAAACATAGTCGTAAAATGCGTGAAATGACAAGACAGCGGTACAAAACCTTGAAACAACTTGCTAACCATATGATAACCTTCCTGCTACTTTGTACGGCATATGGGACATCCCGTCAAAGATATTTCGTCGAAGGGAATCTCGAAAATAGGCAACGAAAGGTGGACTCCATCATGCTTCTCAAAGAGGACCTTGATATGCTAGGAGCTGGTTTAACAAATATTTTGTTCCATTTGGCAGAACTGGGATATGTTGTTAACAATTACAAATGGATTTTCGGACAGTTCATAAGTTTTCTAAAAGGGACAGTTGATGAAATGACCGAACTAAATAAAACGAAAACTATGAAGGATGTATATATTTTGATGATATTATCGGTCATATTTCCTTTCGCCTTTCTTACGTCTCATTATAATGTATTTGAGAAGGTTGGACTTGATGGTGTTGGACTATTTGGATATGAACTCCTAAAAGGGACGGTACAATTTCCTCAAGATGTGACTGACGAAATCATACAATCAGCTTTCACTGAATTCACCTATTTCTACGCCATGGTGATGGAATTGATTAAACTGAAAGGGGTCTATTTATTGAAAGATTTGGTTTCGGTTGTGCTGGACTATAGGGATATCGGACTTCCCAAATTCATAAAACAAGCGGCTCGACAAAACCATTTATTTAGCAAAAACGGGCCCCGGAAATATATCGTCAATGTCGCTGGTAACTATTCCAGCGCTATCATCCCCAAGAAGGTCGGTAAAATGGGTTTACCAAAAAGACTTAGTGTTGAGTTTCTTTCAAAACAGTTAGTCCGAAAAGTTAGCAAGAAGGTGTTCGATTAGTTCCGTTTTGAGTTCTGTTAAGTAAAAGGTCCCGACGACAACATCTGTTAAATAAAATATTTTAGTAGGAAAATTGGAAAAGTTCATGGTAACGTTCAATATATCAAACATTATGTCACCATCCGCCTTTAGGGCTATTTTGTCCAAACCCTCAAGCAGTAGGGTTCTAACCGAGATGGATAACCTTTTAGTGTCGTAACTAATTTCAGTGTCCCTGAATACGCTATCAAAAATATGAACCCCATTGAATGTAAGATTCCTACCACCTGCATCTTTCGCACGGGACACCGTCCCGAAGAGTGATATTTTCTCAAGTGAAAGATCTTTTATCAAATCCGTTGGAATTAAGACGGGTGGGGCTTGGGGCCAAAAGAAATACAACATGAACAGCATGTACACATTCGCATAAAACAGTAGCAGTAACTCTATCATATTATTATAACAGTATAAATATATATACAAAGAAATGGAAAATGGATACAGTCCCAAGGCTAACATAATGACGAATCTTCATAACAAGCAATACGTAAAATTTCTAGAGATAGTTGTCGCGGGAACCGTACTTAACCTAGTTGGCCCTAAGGCTTTAGAGTTACTCATTTATCCCTTGGCAAATCGTTTCATACCCTACAAACAATACGACGAATGTAGCGATACCGTCGAGTGGCTTCAAATTTTACGGTTGTTGTTCGTGGTCCTAATCCTTTTTGGCTACTTTGTTGGGTTCAAAAAGATCATCAATATGTGCACCTAATCCAGGGTTTTTTTTTTTTAAAGGCATTCTTCAGATAACTAGTTGGCAAATCGTTGTTTGTTCATATGTTTTTGGACAAGGTGCTTAAAGTACGTTTTATTTATACGCAATGTCGTGTTATTGTTTGTAAATTTTACTTGATCGTTTCGGAGATTGGACAACATTACACGTTGGTCTTTTCTTGGAGTACGCATAAAAGCTTTTAAATTGTCCGCCGCATCTTTGGAGGCCTTCTTTCCCGCTTCTTTAATACACTGTTCGACGACCGATTGTACTACATTCGTTTTGGATTTGAACCCTCTTATTTTGTTTGCGGATATAATTGCGTGTGAAAGTGGAAAATACATATTAATATATAAAGGTTTTAAAACTCCTACTCTGTTTTTCGTTTATGTATGACTTTGACTTTGATGGTTTTCAATCTGAGGCGTTCTTTTGTAGTCAACGAGAAGTAATAGGTAAAGGGCCATCCGATCTCCAATCTCCAAGGCCCGCCAATCTCCACCCCCCGTCCGTTGTCTTCATCAATACTGTGTATAAGGGAATTGATACTATTTTAGTCCAGTGCAACTGTAGGCGAGTAAGAGCAGTGAGGCTTTGAAGTGGGGAGAACCCTTCTTTGGCCACTTCCTGACATTTATTGATTGTCAGATCCGTGAGTCTGGTGAGACCCCGCAGTGGACTCAAATCCACTATTTGACAAGAGTGCAAGACTAGGCGAGTGAGAGCAGTGAGGCTGTGAAGTGGGGAGAACCCTGCATCAGTCACACGAATGAGCAGGTCCTTCGTAAAATACAGGGTCAGGTCAGTTAATCTAGAGAAACAATATTAATACATTATTGTTTCGGTTTACAAATTCTAGTCTCTAAACCCAAACACATCATAATATGGTCTCTCGTCAAGCTGACACCGACGCCTAATACGTAACAAGCCACAATCCGCTTGCCATTCGTCTTCCCATAGTGGTCTGTCGGCACTAGTGAGTTTCATTGGAAGGAAGAGACAAGTGATACGAGTCAGTGTAGCCACAAGACTAAGCACCTCGTCTTCACTAACGCCAGTGCCCGTCAGATCGAGGCGAACAAGTGCCGTGAAGCAGCGAAGTGTCGCGAAGCCCTGGGTTGACAGTTTATGACAACCTTCCAAATAGAGGTCTGTGAGGTTAGTCAGGTCCGCTAAATATCTGAACTGGTCGTCGGTTAAAATCTCGTGGGCACTGCTGATATCGAGGGTTTTCAGGGATGTGAGGCTCGCCAAGGGCCGCACGTCGGAAAAATAACATTCCCCTTGGAGAAAGAGCTGGGTGAGGGATGTCAAGCCTGTCAGAGCCGTCAAAAAGTTGTTATTGCTGCATCTGCGACCCCCAAGGTTACTGATTCTGAGGCTGATTATGGAAGAAGGGAGCATGTGCACCACACTGGACCAAACTAAAGGTCGAGTCAAGTCCGCCGGGCCATCGGTTAAGTCTATAAGCTCAGGTAAGGTATGATCGATCACGTGTACCTTTTGTACACTGGGAAATCTTGCCACGAAAATCGTCATGTCTGATAGTGAGGGCTGTCTGAATCCGTCCAATATTCGATAACGTATAATATTCGATAACGTCAGTTGTCTGGCAAACTGGTCGTGTGCGAACTTCCAGGTCTTACATACCAACCGGAACTTCAGGAAAACCTCCGGCCAGGGTGGAAAGTTATCGACCTTATCGAAGTTATCATGCAATTGCAACAGATACCCGAGTATCTCCGACCATGGAATCCGCGCCTGGATCAACGAGTGCAAACAAAACGAAACTTACCGAGGAATTGTGCCGAGGAATTGAGGGTTTCACACGTAAACCAAGAATGTGCCTGGACATGGGACGGGCCAAACGTACCGAGACATCGCCAAAAACGCCATCGCCATCGTCAAGGGTTAAGTCTATGACAGATTCCATTTTCTAAAAGATTGAAAATATTGTGGGTTGGCGTTCAGATTCGCGTTCAGAATATTCGCGTTTACCGGTACTTTCGACCTGAACCGGGTTCGACCTTATCGACTTTCAGTGACGTGACGTCAGCAGTCTTTAAATATCTCGTACAAAGACCAGCTGTTCTTCGAAAACCAGCTGTACCTTTGTACGAGATACTTGTTCGGCCACGTCGGGTGAAATCCGCTGCCAAGCGTGTGAAATCTCCTCAAACGATGCCATTTGTCGTTGCGACGCGTTCTGGCAGGGTTTGACGAATATTCCTCAGACCCCCGAATATTCCTGACGTCTAGGATATTCCTCAGACCCCCGAAAAGACTTACCGAAATATCAAACCGATAGATATTTTTTCGGTTCAGGTCTTGACACGTGTCAAAGAAAGGTCTTGACACGCGTCTGACAAAGAAAGGTCTTGACACGCGTTTAGTTAAGAAGGGCTTGACACGCGTCTGGCAAAGAAACACGCGTCTTACCTTACCTTACCTTACCTTACCTTACCTTACCTTACCTTACCTTACCTTACCTTCCAGTACCATATCTGTACCATATCAGTACAGTCTCATACACTCAGTCGCGTACCCTAACGTTAGGTCCATTCAGCGAGGTTTTTTGGTCTCTCCAGACACCGTTTCCAGTAGATTCCAGTAGACAGGAAGGATGAAGCGTTCACTATCCGAAGAAGAAGCAATAAATAGAGATTTTAACAGGCAGAAGCATTCATTGGTAAACCTGGTCATCCAGCGAACTTCCCAACACATTTCCAATTCTCAGTTCTCGGATGAGCTGTGCCAGAAGATGGGCGAGATGATAACGCTAAGGTTCGTCAAACTTCCCGCATAAACACCCGCAATTTTTCCGGTGGTTTAAACAAAACAGTGGTTAACCTTGTTGCCCGGTTTTTTCCACAGCAAGCATATGGACAACACCAGTAAGCTGGCATTCGACATGAAGGAGCCCGACGTGACGTTAAGGATTTCTGGTAACGAGCAGAAGAAGACCGGCTTGGCGTCCGTTATATTGGGACTTGACCTACTGAAGACCCAGCTGGCGAACGTGAAGATGCTCTCTGACAACGAGGAGGCCGACCTAAAGTTCAGGATCGCTGTTCACGAGCAGAAGGAGACCGACATGACGTCCAGGAAGATAGTCCTTGAGCAGAGGGAGGAATCTGTATTTATTACAGAAGCGGCGTTGAAAGAGTGGAATTCAAGACTAAAAACGAGGTGGGCTCTATACGGGTCGGGGGTTGATGAGCTTAGGCGTATGGGAGATGGTCTGGATGACAGAGAGATTGCGCTAGATTTACAGGAAGCCGATTTTAAAAAGAGAAAAGCTGAACTGGATCAGAGGGAATTCGAATTAATTCCACGTGAAAACCTTGTCAGTAGATATATTCAGGCAGAAAGTATAGATTTGACCATATAGTCGCTGTAAAAGCTCGATTCGCGTTTGATATGCAAACTTTTATTTGGCATAATGAACGCGTGTAATTTCAAGTATAATTTCAAGTATTTACAAAAGTATTTACATTACAATAGAATTCGCAGCTTTTTTCCAGCTGAAATCGTTCTATCACCGTAGGATATCGGACAACGCCTTCGATGGACCATCCTTTCTTGTCCCGGGTCAAGCTCCCGGGTTCGGATCCCGGGTGTCGTTGCCCACCTAGAAACTCCACTTTGTTCCAATTTGACGCGGGTCGTCAAAGGTATTTATCGATCGCGTTTGAGGAGCGGTGCGTCTGTTGGTCGCTTTGATTTTAGTCGTTGAGAGGATGCCACCCAGTCGCAAGAGCCCGTTGTATGATACCGCGAAGCTGCATAAGTCGCGACCAAAATCAATGCTTGAATAAGAAGAGTAGACGGTCCTAGACAGGTCCAGATGAGTGAGGTCAGTAAGCCTGGCCACTGTTCCCAGCAACACGTCGTCGTTAATTTTGGTTCCTTCCAAGCTGAGGGCGGCCAGGGCGGGGAAGTAGAAAAGTGTCTTCAACCCGTTTTCTGAGAGATACGTACAATCTAACAAACTGAGGGTTGTGAGGTTGGTAAGGCTGGCTAACGAGCTGAACGCGGCGTCGTTGAGTTCCTCACAGACCCCTTTCAAAACGAGCTTTGTTAGGGGTTTGAAACCTGCCAAGGCCCGCACGTCGGAAACATTGCATTTCCCTAAAAGACTGAGCTCGGTGAGGGAAGTGAAGCAGGCCAGTCTTGCCAAATCGTTCTTCGCCCGCAACCGCGGGAGTCCGAACCGCCCGATGTCACGTATCAAGAGGATGCGTATATTGGTAGGGGAAAGGCAGTTCAACGCACTGTACCACCCGGGGTAATGGTCCTTATCGCTGACGAATACCTCCTGTACCGATGGAAACCTAGACAAAAAAATCCTCATGTCTTCGAGCTTGGTCGGACGAGATTTACGCGATAGATTTAGCCACTCGGTATTAAGATCGTACGCTGACCGCCAGCCCTTGCATACCAACCGAAAATTGTGAGGTTTTTTAAAGTATGGTCGGCATGTTAATGACCAATGCAATGGAATGATAGGCGATTTATACAGCTCTTGGAGTATCAAGACAACAATAAATTCTGGCAGGTTCGACCATTGCAACTGGCGAAAGTTTTTAGCGGCAAGTCGAGCGGATGTGCGAACTTCCATTTCTCGTTAAGCCGCTTAAAGTGTACGGTCTTTGTCTGACGTCTTCACGTCTTCACGTCTTTGTCTGAAGTCTTCACGTCCCAGTGTCACGTGACGTCAGCAGTCAAACTTTTGGCCGTATTAAATATCTCGTACAAAGGTCCTAGGTTTTCGAAGAACAGCTGGTCTTTGTCCGACGCGTGTAATATCCATAATAAACACTTTAATCTTCACCCGCCACGTCACGCGTCACAATGTCACGTGACGTCAGCAAGCGGATCGTGGCTTGTTACGTATTAGGCGTCGGCGTCAGCTTGACGAGAGACCATATTATGATGTGTTTGGGTTTAGAGACTAGAATTTGTAAACCGAAACAATAATATTAGAGTGTTACTGCTGTTTCATCGCGTTTTTTTGACGGGTACTTCTGAATTCTTCGCACGAGGACGTTCGGGACTCCCGCGGGAACTTCCACAGAACTTCCCCGGAACTTCCCCGGAACTTCCACGGGACCCCCCCCGAACTTCCACAGAACTCCCCCGGAACTTGCGCGGAACTTTCCCCCGAACTTCCACGGGACTCCCGCGGGAACACAGGACCCCCACACTAAACTTCCACGGGACTTGTTAAAGTCCGCAAAAGTTTCCATAAGGCTCTCGGAAGCTTCCGCGAAGGCTCAGTTTGGCTCACGCTAACCGCCCCCTAAACCGCCGAAATAGCTTACCCATAAACCTCCATTTCGTTTGGCACAAAGTCCAACGCATTTCCAGGCACTTTCGACACGTTTGAGCGTTTGGGAAGTGTTCGCCGATAGTGTGTTTACTTCTTCCCGTGGCCGATGTTAAAACCATAAACCCCAACCGGACCGCGCCACGACTGCCAGCAGAACCGGCACGTTGGCGACTGCTCATTTGGAGTCGGATCCGGTAAATTCCTGTCGTAAATTCCTGTCATTTTGCTGTTTATTTTTTGTTCACAGACTGGGTTCATAGACTGGGCGCTCGCACTGGGTTTACAAACTGGGGGTACAAACATTAGGTTTACAAACTGGGGTTACGCCTTTGCCAAATGTGTGTGCCCTTTACCAAAAAAACCGCGCGTTGGCGTTGTAGAAAAACGACTGCTGTCAGTTTGCTTTCTATTTTTTGTTCATAGACTGCGCAAAGGGTTCATAGACTGCGCAATGGGTTTTGTATTACTGGATGTGCGTTAGGGTTTTAAACGTTAACACCATCTAGTTTCTAGTTCTTTTCACAGCATTTTTTTCCGGAATATTTACAAAATAACCGCGGAATATTTCCTTAACAAATTCAGCGGGTTGTCTGAAACAGGTGATGGAACGCGGAACACACGGAGCCTCCAGGGCGAAGAAACGCCCGTTTTTTTGCACAGAAGGTTTGGCCTGTTTAACAAAGTTAGTGAAAAGTCAAGCCGATTCTCGCGCAAACGAGGCGCAAACGACGCGATCAGCACACGCGGTTCCCTTTGAAGAAGAGGTGGCGGTTCCCTCTGAAGCGATGGAGGATCGCTGGGAACCGCTTCCATCGGAAGCGGTTCCGAGGGAAGAAAAGGTGGCGGTTCCCTCTGGAGCGATGGCGGTTCCCTCTGGAGCGATGGAGGTTCCATTGGAAGCGGTTCCATTGGAAGAAGAGGTGGCGGTTCCCTCTGGAGCGATGGAGGTTTCATTGGAAGCGGTTCCATTGGAAGAAGAGGTGGCGGTTCCCTCTGGAGCGATGGAGGTTCCCTCGGAAGCGGTTCCATTGGAAGAAGAGGTGGCGGTTCCCTCTGGAGCGATGGAGGTTCCCTCGGAAGCGGTTCCATTGGAAGAAGAGGTTGAGCGCCCGGCACTTTTGAGTGAACCCGGCACTGTTGGGTTGACACTTTTGAGCGACAGCGTCGTTGCAGCCCAAAACGATAGGGAGGCTGTAGATGAGCAGCCGGAATCGACTCGTCAGAAGTTTTGTGAGAAATATAACACTATCGTTTCTAACTTTGACCAAAGTTTGGCCAAACTTGACGTCGACTTGGCGGCAGAATTGGCAAACATCGTCGGCAAGGTTGAGAGTGTCCGGGAAAAACGCGATGTGGCAAAGGGGACGAAGGATCGCACAGAAAAATATGCAGCGAGTTGGGTTGGCTGCAACGACAACTTCACAAAGGCAATGGGTAAATTGGACAGCGACAACGAATTGAATTCACGAATTCAAGAACAGGTTTGCGATGTGGCGGAGTACGAGAGGGGGGGGGGAGCAGCTATAGACGCCTTTGAACGATCTTGGGATAAAGCTGACGAACAAAACAAGGTAGACCTCGACGCCATGTACGACACGAACGGTATAGACAAAGGAGTCATCTACGAGGAGATCGTCGCTACATACAACGCATACATCAAGAACTGGAAGAGGAGCCTACAGACACTTCGTGAGGATTGGCATGTAATTAACAACAGGGCTGAAAATGCGTCGGCAGAGTTGCTGGTCGTGCAAGAGCAAGAGATCGTGGGAGAGAACGACGCCGAACCGGCCACGCAAGAGGACGCGCGTCAACGCCTTCATGTTATTGTAACTGCGACGCATAACCGCTTAGTTGAGGGTGTTATTGCAAGAGCAAAGGCTACAAAGTTTGGTTTATTTGATCTAGCTGATGGTCACAATCCCAAACAACGATATAGAGGCCTTAACGATATTAGCCTTTAAATCGCGTGGAACATAGAAGAGTATTTTATAAGTATTTTATAATAAAAATGGTCAAAGCAATCAGGATCGCCAATGTAACTAAAGTCCCAGTCTGTGTAGTCACTTTCGACATACCACCAACGTATTTGACAATTCCATACTTATTTCCTGGCATCCATCCGGGAACGTTCTCATATATCTGGACGGACATTGTTAAGCACTACTCAGAAAAAAAAAGTCTAGAATCTTTTAAATGGGGGGGGGTCTTATGCAACTTCTTGCATATGGAGCGCAAGACGTCTATTTGACTGGTTCGCCCGAAATCAATTTTTTCAAGTTGGTATATCGTCGTCATACAAATTTCGCAATTGAATCTATAGAACAAGTGTTCAATGGGTCCCCCGGATTCGGCAAAAAAGCTTCGACCACCATTAGCCGCAATGGTGATTTGATAACTCAAATATTCTTACAAATAACTGCCCCTAGTTTAGAAAGTTTGCAGCCGGGAACTTTTAGTGGGAACATGAAGAAAGGTTGGGTCCGCTATACCAACTCATTTGCGCATGCACTTGTCGAATCTTGTGAAATTGAAATAGGGGGGCAGCGTATTGACAAACACTACTCTGCCTATTACGAGGTGATGGACGAACTTGCCTGTCCCGAGTGCAAACGTAGCGGCTATGGCAAGATGATTGGCAAAATGTCGACGGATGACGAGATGGCACCCTATGACGAAAGCGAAGATTTTACCGACGACCTTCACATGGGTTCGGCCGGAGACATAACGTTCTATTTACCATTACGGTTTTGGTTCAACCAAAATTATGGATTGGCACTACCTCTTCTGAGCCTTCAGTATCACGAGGTTAAATTATACTTTTCTTTCTTGCCTTTTTCGAAACTAATAAACTGGAAATTCTTGTCGACGGTAGATCCAAGTTCAAACGGGGCTTTCTTTTTCAACGATATGAATTTATCATCTGACAAGAAGAAAATACCGAATTTGGACACGTTTTCGGAAGACGTCAAAGTTTCTCTTTACGTCGACTATGTCTATTTAGACACAGAAGAACGTCGACTTTTCACGCAAGTGTCTCACGAGTATTTAATCGAACAGTTGCAGTTTAAAGGGGCAGAAAGCTACACCTTATCTACGAGTGGACAGATTGTCGAAAAAGTCCGCTTAAACTTCAATCACCCGTGTAAAGAACTTATTTTTTGTGTTCAATCGGAGAATTGTATTGCCGCCAACAAACATTTTGACTTTGGTGAAAATGTGCAACAATGGAATCTGTTAAACGAAACGAATCGTGTACCCACAATATTGGGCTATGACTACATTGATACAGTCAAGCTACAGCTGAACGGATATGACCGCTTTTCCGCAAGGAAAGGGAGCTATTTTCGACTGGTGGTTCCTTTCCAATGTCACACGAGAATTCCTACAAGACACGTTTACTGCTATTCTTTTGCACTACGTCCAGAAGAGCATCAACCGTCTGGTTCATGTAACTTCTCACGTATTGACAACGCGTCACTGCATTTGACGTTCGCTTCATCCCCAGTGATCGAAGCTGATTCTGATTTAAGATACCAAAAGAAACACATGAAAGTCAAATTGAATGTATTTGCTGTGTCATACAACGTTCTCAGGATAATGAGTGGGATGGGTGGTCTTGCTTATGCCAATTAAAATTATTTAATTGTTCGAGTTCTCTAAGTGCAATTGGTAGGAGATTTGGAAGGCATGGGGAAACTTTGTTCCCTAACAAAAAAACAGCAATAGGTAACTTCAAATTAAATTGGCGTTTCCAACCAGTTGCAAAATATCCACCAAGAATGCAAACACGCGACTTATAATACCAACGAAAACACGAACAAAAGCTTCAAACTGGAAAGTTTCGATGGCGGTCCAAGTATTACCCGAAGTTTTCGAAGTATATTACAACGGCAAAGCAATTGATTTGTTCAAAATCGTAGATAAGTGTGCGCTATATAGTTGTGTCTGTTGTGTTTTTGCTATAGTGGGTGTAACCTTAATGATATCTCTTACAGATGTCGTTGCTCGAAGTTGAGAAAAAGTAAATTTTAAACGAAGCTTAAACATTATAAATTTAACCCAACCAACCAAACAATGAAAGACTTTTACAAGTATGAACTTCAAGTTGTCGAATTTCACTCAGAACAATACAAGCAAAAAACGTGGCACCAACATGTTATCCCAGAAGATGTATATTACGCTTCGGGATATATTACTCAATGGAATCAAAATAGATTGGAAAGATTGATTCGAAAAAATAGGGATTCGGTCAAAAACTCGTTGCTACCTGATTATGGAATCGATTTCATGGCATATGATGATATCGAAAAGTCTTACCACACGGGACAGGCCAAGTGCTACGAAAAGTCAAGAGTGACAGCCGGGGACTGTATTACCTTCACCAATCATGTTTTTATAACCCAGGTCAAAGGGTTCTTGTACACTTCTAGAAATAAAATCGAGCCATACTTTCGTGAAAACATTCAAGCATCAAGAGGACTGATCCAACACATTGTTTTACCGTTCAAGAAGGACTCTCCACTATCTACGTTTGGCTTGAGAGAATACCAAGAACAAGCAATTGAGGCAGTTATCAACAACCAAGGACAGAAG